AAGATTGATTTAGTATCTCTGAAGTTTTTACCTGCTAACATTTTAACATCAAATAAGTACACTCGATAAATTGCTTCCGGTGTACCTTCAATTCCATTCTCATGTATAATTGAACGGACTCTCGCGTTACCAATCTGATCACCGGCAGCTGCTATTGCACTATTAATACTAGTACTCAAATATTGCTGCGGGTCACTACGCAACTGTATTTGAGCGCCAGTAGTGAAATTGTGGAATCCAGCAAACTCCTTCACACGAATATAGTTACCATAATAGATGTCAATACTGGTGTTCGATATTACTGTTTCTTCAGTTCCTTTCGTTACATTCTCTGAATAGTTTCTAATAGTCTGAACACGTTTACCGTTAATATACGCATGGCCGGGATCAATCAGATATGAGAAGTGTGTATCTGTGTTTGCAACTTGAAGTGTTGATCGAGTCTGTAGGTTGAAACGGTCTAAAACATAGTTACCAGACTCCTCATACGTTCTCCTCGCCATTTCGTCATCAAGCTTGTTATATTGTGTACCTTCCATTATTGAGTAAGTCAGACCCTCGGAGAAACTCACCAGAGCAAGGTAGTCTGTATCATCTTCAGCTTCTTCTGTAGTTTTACTCGAAAATATTGGCACCAGTCGAAGTCGATCAGCGCCAGGAGCATTTTCATTTAAGAATCCGGCAGCATTATCAACCAATGAGGTATCTTCAGAAGCATTCACGATGAATTCTTGCGTGACAAAACCAACTGAAACATTATTCGGTGAAGCATCATATTTACTGACAATTAAATCTTGCGCGTCGGTTCTTAGGAAAAAACCTTTCTGATAAATGACGCCTTCTGATACACTAACGCCATAACCAAATCCAATAGGACTAGATCCAGTATTAGAAACGACAACATTTGCTAAAAAGTTATCTGGCGTAAGATTCAATGCATTGAAAATAGTTGCGTCAGCAGTTGTTGTAGATATAGTAACGTGAGGTAAAACTCGATAACCTGTACCTAGATCCGATAATGTAACCGACTCAATACTACCAGATGAAGTGGTAGTGAGAGAGGCAGCTGCATCTTTACCGACAAATCCAGCCAACACGGAATCTTGAATTAATTTTCCGGTTACAGTGATATCAGAATCTATTGTAAAGTCCCAACTGGCACTGTTTGCTTGCTGCAACTGACTGACTAGAGGTTTGATTTGTAAAGTGACAGCTTCAGTATTTGCCGTTGTACTTACTGAAACAACTGTTGCGGTAGCTAAAGAACTCGATTGAGTAATAGTGTCACCAGCCGCAAATACCACTGACGCGGAAGTGGTATTGGAAAATATCACGCCGCCGGTAGTATTTTGTACTTCAATTGCGCTTAAAATTACAATTGAGTCGGTGTTAGAAAACCCATTAGACCGATTAGCAATTCGAATTTGCTCTATTCGGTCATCGTTGTTATATATTGTCAAAACTTCGTCAGCAGCAAATGAAGCTACATCGCCATTAGTACCATCATTGAGATAGTTTAGATATAACGTGTTTAAATCTGGATTTTGTGATTCGAAACCCGCGACAGATGATTCGATAACAGCAACTTTACCAGCAGCGTTCTTAACAAACAAACCATTGTAAGAATCTACCGAAACCGCAAAGAATGAATCAGTAGTGTCGTTTATTTTGACATACGGAACCTTCGGCCGAAATGTAAACTGACAACCATCGATGATCGTTCCTCTTTTGAGAATATTATCTCCAAAATGTTCTATTTGCTTTTGAAGCAAAGTTTGAAGTTGATTTAATTCTCGCACCTGCACAGGAACAGATGGTTGGAACAATATTTTATAATAATCTCTATCTTCTTCATAATCATCGAAGTAAGGTGAGGTTGATAGGTCTGTTTCAATTGACATTCTTTAAAACTCCAAAATAATGCGAATTTGTTCTGATTGACTTGATTCTCTTGTTATGGGTACATCGTTCTGTAGATAGATAATATTACCGCTGGTTGGATCTATGTCACCGTCATATTTAGCAAAGGAGGTGGAGAATATTGCACCTGAATCGACACCAACAATTTGTTTATTTGTTAAAAGATCACCCGACAACCTTGTTAAACTTAGATGTGTGGAATTTGATGAGTGTACGAAAGCTGTTGATAGTATTACCTCAGGGTTGGTACCCGCCTCAACTTGCTTGACTTGTTCATTATTTATAAATGCATCGCCCGCTAGTGTACCTACGCAACGAACCATCTGATTAAAGGTAGAGAAATTAAACTCAGGTGTACTAGTTCCAATTCTCTCATTTACATCAATGCCAGTAATAGTAGCACTGGCAAAACTCTTGTCGGCAATGATAAAACCTTCTTTCAAAAATCCTGGACTACAATCTTTAAGATATAATCTAGTTACACCTGAGATAGATTTTACCACACCATTTGCTGTCGGCCTTGCTAAGTGCAGTGTAGCACTAGACGAGGTAAAATTTAAATTGGATGAGGCTTCCATATGTGTACTGTTAGTGACTAAAGATACCGTTGAAATAAACTTATTCGTGTTTAAAGTGGAGTCTGATATATATATGAAATCACCAGATTGAAAAAACTTTGTGTAATCATTGGTGCCAGAAGACAATATTTCTGTGTTATTTGTGTTTACCGTAATTGCATTTGCAATTGCGATTGTCTGAATCTGTCTAACAACTTCATCGTTAGTAAAAGAACCATCTGATCCTGTGGTATCGTCTGATGTTTTAATATGTATTTCAACATTAGCAAAGAAAGGGTCCCGAACAATACCGAACGTACCAAAAGTATTTTCAGCAGAAACCGTGTTATTTTCATCACGAGAAAATGTTGAAGAAAAGCATATTGAAGTTGCGTCTAACTCCGTTGCAGCATCAAATCCGTGGCCGCCAGGAGGTGAAAGCAATGGACGTACAGATGCAGATGCAGTTGGCAAAACACCACCTTCAAGAACAATTGCAGTTGAATAAGTGTAGTTTTTACCAGCTTCTAAGACCTCAACTCTACTCACACTGTTAGATGATGCGGGATCGATGATAGCTCTCGCATAAGCATTCACTGTCTGCTCGCCATTATCTGTTAATAAAACTTGCGGTGATATTTCGTATGATGTAGTACTGTCTGGAGTAGATGTGAATGTGTTTGCATCTGAAATATTTACACCTTCAATTAGAATAAACGCGCCTGAGTTGTTAGCATAGGATGTCACAATTCTCTTAAATTCACCAGCGCCGGTACCAGATGTGAGAGAAATGATTGTGTTCTTGTAAAAATCCTCTATTATATTCGCTTGATCGGATAATCTGTATAATCTCGGATTACCGGACGGATGAATATCACCTGAAACAAACATCGTTGATGTAATATAGTTATCATATTTTCTACCGCCGCTAATAACCTTAACTACGTTGATTGCTCCAGCAACAGCATTATTTTTTACTGTAGTATTTTCAATAACAGGAATATATTCTTCTGTAGCAAACTTTGCAAATTCAGTTGAATCGATCGTGTACATGTATTTCCATTGATATCCATCAGAAGTCTCATAGTAGTCATCATTAGATGCGAAGAGTGCATCATCGGACGTATTGTCAGCAAAGATGGGTTTTACAGTTGATGGTATCTCATTGTTATTAGACAGACACTTGTATACATGCCGGTTGCCAATCTCTTTTACCACAACAAAATACTTCTTTGTAGAAAGTAGATTATCTTCATCATCATACATGGCATATGTTGTACCTGCGGTCCAATCATACCGTCTAATCATTGCTCGAAAATCGTCCGGTGTCAATTTCTTACCTAGTATCATATTCCTAAAAGTTTCGACCGTCAAATTACGATAACTATCGGATGGTTGTGCAACATCACTTTCAGTCACACCTGTAGCCATATGATCGCCGGTGAAGGCATAGTATATTGTGTTCGCAGGTTCACTGACAGATTCTAACAATTGCTGTAGAATGTGTGTCTTGAGTTCGCTTGGTATAATTTTCTTTGCCATGTCTTATCTCAACTAAGAATCGAAGAAGTTCTGTGTGCTATTTATAAGAGTTATACTCATGAAAATGTAACGCTTGCAGTGTAGAATTGATTTTGATTTACTATAAGAGTATTACTTTTGGTTATATTTGTTGAAACATTGAGGCCAATTCCAACTTGAGCCGATGTTGTTCCCACATATTTACCAAAAGGTTTTGTACCTGAAACGTGTAGAACATCAATTAAAACTTTGCGATATGTTTCAAAGGGTAACGCGGTCAATACTTGATAAGAATACTCTTGATAAAAATCATTATCGTGTAAGTATTTATCACTACTTAAAAATCCTTTACGACTTGTAAAATATCCGGGAGCGATACCCTGCTTTTCAAGACCCAATTTAAAAGCAGAAGTCTTCCTCGGATCGCGATCCAACTCACCATTTACTGTCTCACCTTCCGCATAACCAAATCCAGAATCCAACAATGTTGTTGTTGCGATGAATCCATCACCCGACTGACTAGGTGAAGAAACAACCGCATTTAGTCCAGTTCTAGGATAAGTTCGAAGTTCCCTAGCGGATGTCA